CGAGAAAAAAGATAACAGCTAACGAACAAGTTGAACACTTAGAAGGTTTAGATACAACTATTGACTGGAAAAATACAGGTGATAATAGTTATGATGGTGAAAAGTTAAACTTGCTAGTACACGATGAAAGCGGTAAGTGGGAAAGACCTGATAATATATTAAATAACTGGCGAGTAACAAAAACATGTTTACGATTAGGTAGTAGAATAGTTGGTAAATGTATGATGGGCTCGACCTCAAACTCATTAGATAAAGG